CCGACCAGACAGGTCTACAACTGTAAAGGTATGAAGAAATGATTACGTTGACGACTATTGGTGAGTTCCTGCTTAAACAAGCGGCTCAAGTTATTTTGGGTTCTTCTGCGTTTGATCGTATCAAAGGGGTTATCTCCCGTTGGGAACAAGAAGAACTCAGTGACCTAGAGAAGCAGCAGGGTGCTAAAGCCGAGATTGAGATGCTGGGTATTCAGGTAGCTGGTCGCTGGGCTAACTGGGCGATTGAAACCGCAGTAGTTCTTCTAAAAGATAAGGTGCAGTAATGTGGTCCAAACTAGGAATCAGTCTTAAAGAACCTTCAACATGGGTTGGAATTATTGCACTGCTCGGCACTGCCGGTGTACATATTGCTCCTGAGTATAAAGACTACATCGTTCAATTCGGTGTGGCTCTCGGTGCTTTACTGGGCGTGATCTTTAAATGGGAACCTGCTTCTGCACCGGCAAAACCGGAACCTACCACCATACAGGATGTCCTTGCGGACGGACGGGATGAAACGCCGGACTGATACCGGGGATCTTCTCCACGCGATACTTCTAATGTTGCTGGGGATTTTCTTTTTTATCATAGTATTCTGTGTACCGGGGTGCGTAAGCGCCCCTATTGCCCCTAACCTGAAATGGCCGGAACCCAAGGAGTGCCCCAAGGTAGAGGTGCCAAGTTGTCCGAAACTAGATATGCCCGCTATATCCCAGAAGGTGTATCTCAAGATCGACGGAAACAAAGTCGAAGCCGACGCGGGTGGGGAGTTATTATTGCGATCCTATGTGGCTGCACGAAAGACGTTAAAGTAGAACACTACGTGGACTGTACACCCTCTGGGTCATTGATTTATTTACAGTTTGATCGGGGTGCTATAATCGGTGCCAAGTGTAAATACGATGTTAACGGCGGGTTAAAGGATCCATAAATGTTTTTTGGCGCTACTCCATTTGCTAAATCTCCTTTTGCCGCTCGGGGTGTAGCGTTCTCTCTTACGCAGACAGAAAATGTAGCTTCTGCTGACTCCAGTACCCAAACTTCTTCATTCCTGTTCTCCCCGATAGAGAACTTCACAGCCAACAATGTTGACTCCGAACAGGATAATTTCTTTGAAGGTATTGTAGAAGGTATTGCTTCTGCCGATGCTAGTACACAAACGGCTTCGTTCTTATTCTCCCAAACGGAGAATTCCACTCAGCTAGATACACCTACGGTTAGGGCTCAGTTTGCTACATCTTTCACAGATGGGTCTTCAATAGTTGATACACCTACATTGACCGCGCAGTTCGCTTCTAGCTTTACGGACGGGTTCACCCCGGACACGGTGCTGATGCTTAGGGGTGCACTCTTCTTTACCATCACTGAGAATTATAATCCCGCGGATACGCCGGTTATAACAGGGCAGTTCCGGACTAGCATTACGGAGAACTCTTACCCGGCAGATAGTCCTGTCCTTACAGCGCAGTTCTATTCATCGTATACAGATGGGTTTACTGCGTTAGATTTTGCTGCGTCCGCAATAAGCTATAACCTCACAATCACAGAGTTTTCGGGTGTTAGCGATTACAGTACACTCAACATCTCGGCGCTGTTTAGTATTGTAGAAGGGTCTTCCATTGCTGACTCTGCATACTACTTCCATTACCCAGTCGTAGTGAGTTGGATTCCTGTAAACAACGCTGAAAGTACCTCGTGGGTTGATGTTAGTAATGTGCAGATATCTTCATGGACGCTAATCGATAATACACAACCTACAGTTTCTGCATTTAGTGTGGACACTACGCCTACTTGGGTAAATGTAAATAACGCGCAAAACACTTCATGGAATCCCATAGTCGATGTAACATATAGCTATGATTTTGCTATGATGTTCGGGGGTGCCCCGATCGCGGCAACAGAATTTAGTGGGGCGCTTAGCGCAACACACCTAGTCAATCCAGAATGGAAAGACATCATCAATAATTAAGGTGGCCTATGGCGTCTACATATTCAACAAGTCTTAAGGTCCAACTAATTGCTACGGGTGAGCAGTCGGGTATTTGGGGCAATACAACGGATACAAACTGGAATCTAATGGAGCAGGCGGTAGCCGGGGTCCAGACGATTACTATGACTAATGCCAACTACACGCTGTCTAACCTCAATGGTGTTTCTGACGAAGCCCGTAACATGGTCTTAATTGTGCAGGGGACCAATTCTGCTATCTATCAGGTGATTGCTCCACTTGTACCTAAGCTCTATGTGGTGAGTAACCAAACATCTGGTGGCTATGCGATTACGATTGGTGGAATTTCAGGTGCTTATGTAACAGTGCCTAATGGATCTACTACGCTTGTATATGGGGATGGGGTTAACTTCTATGCAGCACAAACGGGTTCCGCTGGTAACTGGAGTGTAGGCGGCAATCTTTCCGTAACAGGAAACTCCACACTTACTGGTACCCTTTCTGCTGGAGCTGGAGCTCTATCGGTCAATATTCCGACAGTTGTTACGGGATCTATTTCGGGTACTACGCTTACCGTATCTGCAGTTACGTCTGGAACACTTTTTGTAGGTCAAATCCTTTCTGGTACTGGGGTTACAGCCAATACGACTATCACCGCTTTAGGTTCTGGTTCTGGTGGGGTAGGTACCTACACAGTAAGTACGTCTCAGACAGTAGCATCCACTACAATCACCGGTGCTTCAGCTGCGCTGCTTTCCAATCTACTTACTTCTGGGAACGCCGCGATTACGGGGAACGCCGCGATTACGGGTACGCTTTCTACCACAGGCAATACCACACTTACTGGTATGCTCACAGTCGCTTCGGATGCGACATTCTCTGGTACAGGAGAAATTATCCTTCCTAACGGTACTACCGCACAGCGTAGCGCACTACCCACTTCGGGTATGATTCGATACAACAATACTACGAGTGCTTTTGAGGGGTATACATCTGCCCCCGGCGCAACAATATCGTCTATTACGTATGCAACAACTACTGCCACACTAACTACTTCGTCAGTACACGGCCTTACTACGGGCGCGGTAGTTACAATCTCTGGGGCCTCCCCATCCGCATATAACGGTACCTATTCCATAACGGTAACTTCTACCACGCAATTTACCTATACAATGGCGTCTAATCCCGGTTCCAATGCTTCTCCTGTAGGAAGTTACGTATCAGGTTATTGGGGTGCAGTAGGTAGTGGGGCTCAGGCACAGGGGGTTGTATACGAGAACGGGCAGACTATCTCTGCTAACTACACAATGACTTCCGGTAAAAACGGTGAAAGTGTAGGACCTATTACGGTAAGTTCTGGCATTGTGGTTACTATCCCAGCAGGAAGCCGCTGGGTAATTCTATAGGTGTACGATGGTTACTTCAAAAGATTGTCTTAAAAAGTACGGTCCTCCAGATAAAGAAGCTTGGATGACATTGTGGGACGTGCCTTCAGATCTTGAGATTGGTGTTATTCCTAAGCGAATCTACTGCAACAAAGATCTTGTTGCTCCTCTTGAGCGGGCATTTAGAAACTTGATATCTACCGGGCGCGTTAAAGAATTAAAGACTTGGAATGGCGTATTTCAGATTCGTAAGATTCGTGGGCGTACAAGCATGTCTTTGCATAGCTGGGGTATCGCGGTGGATGTGAACGCGTCGTGGAATCCTCTAGGTGGGAAATCAACTTTGTCTCCTGAGTTTGTAAAATGCTTTACTGACGCTGGATTTTTCTGGGGTGGTAACTTCCAGAATAGAAAAGATCCGATGCACTTTGAGTTAGCTAAGATCTAGGAACACATATGCCATTACAGAAGCTACAGTTTAGGCCCGGACTTAACCGAGAAGGTACAGACTATTCCAATGAGGGTGGTTGGTATGACGGCGATAAGGTCCGCTTTCGCTCTGGCTTTCCTGAGAAGATAGGCGGTTGGACGCAGTTTTCCCCATCGCAGTTTAACGGTGTATGTAGATCGATCTGGGTTTGGCTGGACGGAGATCTTGGTGCGGGAAACGTCTACGCTGGGCTAGGTACTAACACTAAGTACTATATCTACTTTGGTGGCA